GTATTAGGAACATCACCATGAAACTGAACATGAACAAGAACATGAGAAAGGACTTGCTAAATGCAAGCACAGTTAGACCGTATCGAGTGGAAGCTCGATCAAATCCTTGGCGCTCTGTTGAGTGCGCAGGGTTCAACAGGTGGAGGGCAAGCGTCAAACGCTGTGTCCCCATCCCCCCGCCAACAGGCAGACGAATTTCTGCCAATGATGACCGTCAAACAGCACGCTGTTTTGCAGATGTTGCTGTCGGGTAAATCCAACCAAGACATAGCGGACAGGTTTGGCGTCACCGACAACACCGCCAAGGTGTACGTGCGGACGATAGCCAAGAAGTTGGATGTCAATACGAGAGCGCAGATTGTGATGCGTACTTTGGAGGCGTTCCACGCCATCGACGAATCATCGTACCGAATGTTGGCAGGTGGACTGCCGAAAGACTGGGACGACAACTACGCCGAGCCTGACCCATTCGCCAACCTTTACAGGAAGAACGATGGAACTGAATCTGAAATTGAGGAATGACGTTTGGCAAGTGCATGGCACTGTGATGTTGCCCGATGGGGCAAAGGTGCGGGTACGTAAGTCGACTGGGTTCCCGAAACACCTGAAGAACTTGGCGTCTGCGGAACTGAATAAGATCGCCGCAGATGCTCTGGCGGGGCGGATGTCCGCCAAATCGGTGGCCGACAACGTCGCCGACGCCATACGTCTGTATGTCTCCCGGCCCAATCCGCCGGGAGCCACGGACGTGACAACCTTGGAGCGGTTCGGACGCACGTTCGGGCATGTGCCGCTAGATTCTGTGAACGTGACGGACATACAGCGTTACGTGCAGGGCCGAGGGAATAAGGCGAACACCGTTGCGAGAGAGATTAACTCGATCAATGCGATGTTCAAGTACGCCAAGGACATGGGGTTGCCCGTGGACTTGGTGCTGAAGAAGCCAGCGGTGGATGATGCACGTCTGCGGTGGCTGAACGAGGGTGATAGGGATCGGCTGATTGATTGTGCCGACCCTGCGATCAAGGCTGAGTTGGTGTTCCTGTTCTTTACAGGTGCGCGGCTTGGCGAAATGTTCAAGCTGACGTGGGCTGACATCGTTGATGGCAAGGCCATGTTGCGCTCGAAGAAGGGTCGGACAAAGCGGACGAAGACGAGGGCGATTCCTCTGACCGCTGACGTCTTGGATATGTTGCCTGTGCAGGCGGGACAACATGTCTTCACGAACCCATCGGGGAACGTGTGGGAGCGGACTGCTTTCTATGCGTACTTCAAACCTGCGTGTGTGAGAGCAGGCATTGCGGACTTCACTCCGCATGACTGTCGGCATACGTTCGCGTCCTTGCTCGTGCAGAGGGGCGCTTCACTCAGAGCGGTGGCCGATTTACTCGGCCACTCCTCACTCGCCATGGTGATGCGGTACTCGCATCTTGCGCCATCACACCTTGAGGACGCGGTTAGTCTCTTAGGGTGTCGTGGCACAAACGTGGCACACCAGTAATGAGAAGGGTGTTGATGGTGCTGTCGGAGAGGATCGAACTCTCGGCCTCGTCCTTACCAAGGACGCGCTCTACCACTGAGCTACGACAGCATCTTCTCGCCACAGGTTTTTCCCTTACCAAGGGCATGTCTGTGGCACAGACGGTGTACGTGAAACACCGCCCAACACCTAACCATCATTGTTGGATTCGTTCGGTGTCAACACCGACAACACTTCCGTTGAGGCAGGGTGTCACGTGGCACACGTGTGACACACGTTTTGGGGTTGCCAAAACACCTGTAGCGTTTAGAATACACCCAAGGAGATACGCCCATGAAGGCTGAAATTAAAACAAAGCAAGGAGTACGCACGCCGCTCACGACTGATGACGTGCGGAACATTCATAACCTCTGCGAGGAACTGATCGACATCATTGTCGAGCGGAAGAAGACGTGGGTTAGCACGTTTGCACAACAGACCGCCGAGGACATCATGGATGTTCTGATAGACATCAAGGTTGACATCGACGACTGGGGCGCGGCTCACGCAGAAGAGATGCACGACGACGGATTCTTGAGTCCCGTTGGGCAGAAATGAAATGTCCGATTTGTCGGGCTTGGGCTGAGGTGAAAGAGACGCGGTCGAGATTGGATGGCTCACGCTACAGACGTTATGTGTGCGGCAACCTTCACCGCTTCTCAACTACCGAGACCTATTACGAAACCAACTACGGCAAAGGCCGGAGGAAAAGAGGAGAGCGACATGGCGCTGAACAAAGTAGGTGAGATTTACCTGAACATGGAAGACGACCAACTGGTCGGTGTTGAGGTGGGGTTTACCCCGAATGTGCAGACGAAGGTGGCGGGGGCAATGATCCTAGATCAGATGCGCAAGCACATGGACATGAGCGCTTGGCAGTTCAACACCATCGCAAGGATTGAAGATGCACAGACTAACGCACAAGCAAACAGTGGCGGCGATACTGATCCTGAAGTATCTGAGGGAAGCACAGACGTCGATGACGCTGTCGGAACTGAGCCAAAAAACTGACATGAGTACGTCGGCACTGAGCAGGTATCTGCAAGTGCTGACCCATGTGGGCATAGTCGAACACGAAAAGAATAAGAAAGGCTACGACATCGGACATCGAGCCTTGGATTATTTGATTAAGTGGGGGCTTGAGGGGGCGCAGTAAGCGCCCCTTTTTTATGCGAGACCCATGACCGAGGCCGAGTACGAGGGCAATTCGGTCACGATGTTCCTCACGTTGGCAAGGATGCCCTGTTGTTGTTGGGTCAATGCGCCTAACGTCTGCTGATCGTTCTCCATGTAGGCTTTCATGTAGCCACCAAAGCGGTTGGCGCTGAACCAATCCTCGAAGCCAGCGGACTCGCCTTGGAAGCGGCGTGCCTTTTGGAACTGGGCCATCTCAATCATTTTCTGTTGGGGCGTGAGCGTCTGCATGAAGTCACGTGCGTAATTGCGTACGCGCAACTCTTCACGACCATCCATTGCTGTCTGGACTGTGGGGTCGATGACCTTGTCCTCAATGGCAGTTGCCTTCTCCCACTGGTAGCGCTCGTCACTGCCCGCCCGACGCTCGTCGCCCGCCTGTGCGGTCATGCGTACAGACGCCTGTGCGTTCGTCGTGTCTGGCTGATCGACCATTGCCGGAGCAGACGCGATGGCTGAGGGGGCGAGGTACGGAGCGGGTTGCTCGGCTGAAGGTTGCGGTGAGGCTGGGGCTGACGTACGTGTCGGCTCTATACCTGCGACACGATGCTCGTGCGTGTGGGCGTCGACCCTGTCCTCACGGCGAGTGCCGTTGAGGTTGATGGGTTCGACGTGCCAAGGCTCGTTTGCAAGACGGAAGTTGAGGCCGAAGCGCTCGGCGTTATCGTGCGCCCATCGACGCGCGGCTGAACTGCCGTACGCCAAGTCTGCGGCGTTACCCATCTGGTGATTGGAGCCACCGGGGAGGGCAATCCAGTTGCGCATCGGGGTTCCGCGTTCACCACGACCCCCGACTGTTCGAGTGGCAGACGTGAACTGATCCGACCATCGCTGACCTGCGGCGACTGAACCGTATTGCTCGACGTCCGCGCGCCAGCGCGTGACGTCGGACGGGGTGAAGCCGAACTTGTGCATGTTTTCGGCGATGATGCGCGCCTGATCGTCCGGCGAACGATAGCCAGACGAGATTGAAATGTTGTGGCCTGCCTCCTCGGCGGCGCTGATGAAGTTGGTTAGCGCTGGGCCGAAGACGTCCGAGAACGACATGTCAGAACTCCTTGCTCCAGTTAATTCCCCATCCTCGATTTCCGCCGAGGTTCCGCTCAACGGAAAACTTGCCGTACTTTGTGTCGAGGGATAGATCGAGTCCGGTAATTCCGCTGTCTGACCAAGAGTCGGAAGGGGGTGCGCCGTATTGCTGGGCTTCGGGGCTGAAGTTGACCGTACCCCGTGTGTAGTAACCACTAACGCCGCCACCGACAGCAGGAATGTTGCTGTCGTTGCGTAAGTATTCCACCCCGATACGCCCCCCGACATCGAACTGTTTGCCGGAGACCATTGCGTCGCTGAACTCATGTGTCCCTCCCGAAATACTCACCCTCGGCTTGAGACCATATTGGTCGGAAGGTGTCAGGTTAAACATTTCCGAAAAGGGCATATCGGGAACTCCTCAACGACGACGCATACCAAGCTGGCGAGCGCCGAAGATCGGCTTGTGCGCAGACGTGGACGCGCCAAACTGCGATGGCAGGTTGCCTTGCACGTGGTTGGGGTTGGCGTCACGCATGGTTTGCTGGCCCTGCGTTTGGCCCCGTGTTCCGAAGATTAGGCCACGATTTTTACGGATCATTTCTTGGCTCCTTTAGTGTTCGTTTTCTTGGTTTGCGATGCGCTCTTGGAGTAGCCGCTCTTCTTGCTCTCGGTAGGCTTTCGCATTGACTTTTTCATCCCACGCATAAAAGGTCTCCCTTCGTTGGTTGATGTACTCAAGGTCTGGCGCAGGGTAGCGATGGTAATAACCCGTCTTGCGCAGATCATCTGATGCCCTCACCAGATGCTCCAATGATTGCACAATTACTATGGCGTAGTCGTCCGCACCCAGCCCCTCATATTCAGGGGTAAGCTCGTCGTCTGCGGCCTCTGGGTGGAAGCCCATCATCCACACCCCAAAGTGGGACTTGTTTTGGTCGTCGATCCAAGCGTTGAACTCCTCGACTGTGTACTGTTCCCAGTCCACGACGGCGATCACGTGCGTCAACTCCTCGGTCGGAGGGAAGCAGGCTTTGACCTCGATGGCGGCATCGAGACTGGAACAGACGTGAACCATCACATGCTCGCGCATCCATGCCGCACGTGCGAAAGGGCATGGCGGAAGCTCACCGTACGTGGCCGTCGGTACTTCGAGGACACGTTCAGACCAGTCACGTATTTCTTGAGCGATTAGGACAGCGGCTTCTTCCCACGCATCCACGCTACGAGAGCCTTCCTCTTTCCTATCCATACTGGGTGTGCCTTATGTGGTAAATGACTTGGGAAAATCGCGACTGACCCCCGTTCACGGGGGGCATGTCGCGTACGTGACATGCTGTCGATGGTAAGCCTGCCGCCAACGTAATCCTTCGGGTCGGATAACTGGATGACCATGGTCAACTTGCGGGTGGCGACGGACTCGGCCCCATTGTCGACATGCTTGTTGTAGAACTGACCGAAGCCGTACTCCAAGTATTGCAGGGGTTCGATGTGGTCTAGCTCGAAGTGGAAGGTTCGGTCGTTGACGTCTGTGATTACCTTTATGACCTTCTGGAAAAGCCAATCGTTTGCGTCGTCTGCGTACAACCATCCGGCTTTGCAGTTGCGGGACAGGCGGCTTTTTATTGCGCCCTTCCAATCGTTGACGACGCCACCGTTCTCAAGGATCAACCCGGAGAGATGTGTCTCGACCCGGTCGAGGTCGTCTGCCGTGAAGACGTTTGGTATTTGGAACCACTGCTGGATGTGCATCATGGCTTGGAAAACCCCATTTCTATGGACTTGATTGCAGGCCAAGCGGTGCATCCGTGGATGCGGAGGAGTTCATTATCGTTGGCTGTGCAAAGGTCTGACCAAGGCTGGTAGTCGAGGAGGATGTCGATGTTCGGGTTGAGGTAGGCGAGGCTGAAGCCCGCACGCCTGATGGCCTCGGCCTGATACCAAACAGGGGCGAACGCGTAGCCCCAAGCCTTCTGCATCGTACGCAGTTCGGTGGTTTGGTGCATGTTGATGTCGTCGCACTGGACGATGTCTTGGCTTGTTACCCACCCGCCGGACTTGAGGATGCGCCTGATCTCTGCGAGCGTCTGCCCCATTGGGCGGTAGCCCATGCTCTCGACCATCACGACCCCGTCCACGCTTTCGTCTGCGATGTCCGGCACGTTGTCCAATGAGGCATGGATGTAGGAGATGTTCTCTCCCGTGTTGCCCCGCTCCTCTGCGTACTTGAGTTGAGCGTCGCTGATGTTCACGCCGATGAAGTTGGACTGTGGGTTTAGGTCGGCGAGGTGCTTCAGGAAGTTGCCGACACCACAACCCAGATCGACGTACGTCCCGCCCCCCGCAAGGGGGGAAGGGACGTTGCGCCTTGCTCTGATGGCTATGTTTTCTTCGAGGCTGTCGCCAAACTGACCAGTGGCAAAGAACCCGTGGCGATCCACGAACTCTGCTATCTGGTTGTAATACTCGTTGAGTTCGTCCGCTTGCTTGTGGATGCGTACGTAATGGGCTGTGTAATCCTCGAACATTGACGACGTCATTTCTTGGTCAACCCCTCAAGTCTGAGGTACGCCATGTAGAACTTGAGGAAGTCGTCGAGGCGAAGTAGGCACAGACTTTCGCCTGTAGCCATGCGGCTTTTGCGATTGATAACGATGGGTTTGCTCTGCGAGCGTGTCTTCTGCACGTTCAACTCGGCCTGACGCATGGCATCGTGGAAGTTCAAACGCTCGACGCGCTTGGCTTCGATAAAAAGTTCTGGCGTTCCAAGGATGTCTGCGCCACCAGAAAGGCCGACCTTACCACCGCCTGATAGAGGCGCTCGGAACGATTCAAGCCCTGTCTTTTCGTTGATGTATGCGGAAAGCTCGCGTTCGTACTTGTCGCCCTTGGCTTTACTACCCCTACCTTTGACCATCTTAGTCCTCGTAGCCCATCTTCTTGCGACAAGGTCGGCAGAAGAACCAGTTTTTAGGTCGAAGTTCGGTGGCCGAACAACTCATGCAGGGTCGAGTCCACAGTTTCTCGTCGAACTCTCGGCGGACTTGGTACTTAGCTCCTTCAAATTCTTGTAAGCCTTCGCGTACAAGAATCCGCTTCAGTGTATCTACGCAACAGCCGATGCGTTGCGCGAGGTCAGTGTAAGAGTGACGGTCATGGTTCGCTCGGAGCCAATCCAAGTCCGTGTTTGTAACACGAACAGGTTTTGGCACTTTTCCATCCTCATTTTTAAGCACCGCAAAGCGGCTTGTAGGTAATGTAGTGTAAACAGTACAAACTGGCAACACCTAAAGGTGTTGTATAGATACCGAAAGCGTTGACATTCCCAGTCAAAAATGATACAAACGCAGTGAGCGTGTGAGGGCGAACAAGAGCCGCCCCCGTAGGGGGCGTCTCTTGGAGTCCGAACATTAAGCGAACTAGCTGATGCGTTGAGCGTTTGTATCACCAACAATACATGAGCAAACATAAGGACAAAGAGAGAGCCAAGTGGCAGGCCGCTGAGTATGAGAAGTGGAAACTTGCCCAAGCCCGGAAGTCCGCAGACGTCAAGCCAGACACAAGAAATCTTATCCCCGAACAAGAAGACGACGAGAACGACCCTCTCGGTCAGGCGCGCAGACGTAATCGAGAGAAGTACCCAGAGATTGCGGCGTTCGTGGATGAAGTACGCAAGCACTTCCCCGACGCAAAGGTCGTTTCGATA